TGTAGTTGTAGTATCACATAACACACTGTAAATAGAATAATACCTGAATATCAGGTTGGCTACACTCTCCGTAGTCATCATACATGTATATACCATCATTCAAAACAGTTCGTTTAGTATGAATTAGCTTTTAATCTTGAGATCCTTTAGCCTTGTGTTAATAGCACACACCTTGCTCCTCGGGTGCGGTCATAACAGTAAACAAAGTGTCGAGAGCTTAGTGACAATGTATCCTTGTGGGAATGATAGATAATCATCTTGAAAAATCTCTTGCCCGTGTAAGTCTTCCAATAGTTGAGTCTATTGGTCAGTAACAGCCCGAAAACTTAGGTGAGTAACGCTGGAGCACTATTGATAGTGTGTAGCAATGGGTCGGGGAGAACCACATATGACTAGAGTCTATACTTTCAGTGGCGGTAGTATAGATGGTGGAACTGGACGAGAGTATTAAAACTAATTACCATACCTTAGCGGGTATAAGTAGGTATAATAGGAATAATTATAGTTATTAGTCCTCCCAGCTTGCTGGCCATTTAATTATGGGGCTCTACTGATCAGCGACCGTCCGCAGATCACCAAAAATATGTCTACAGTACCTATCGTATTGAGAGGAGAGGACATATCCGCCACATTGGGTGCAAACCCAAGTAGTGCTAGCTCGGCCAGCACAAAAAGCATTAATGTATTTAGAGAATTTCACCTTGATGAGGTTGATAAAGTAGGAGACGCCTCCAAAGACATTGATGAAGCCTTGGATAGTGATACTTTTATGTCTGAGTTGCGATCGTTTAACGCCCGAGTTTACAGTGGTGGTGTTAACGTTATTATTCCTGAGGTTCTTCATGGTATCTGTGGCCAGAGATATTTTTCAACAAGTATCAATGAGGAGTCTCAAGTAATGGAGATCAGGGAGCGCTGTACCCTACCCTGCGGGGGTAGTGTTGTAGCTGTAGTTGCAATGGGGTTGTTAACCAACAAGTTAACATGTGACTTCGTGGTGCCCGCGGGCCAAATACTACGAGGTTATAGTCCATCAGCATCAGGAAGCTACAGACTTACTAAAGGAGAAGACAGTGCTATTGTTAAACCTAGGTTATTGCAATTTGCTTTAACACCAGGTTTGCCAAGGAAACCAAGTAGAGGCGCACTCCAAGAACTGCGGTTTAAATGGAGGAAGTTTAGCCATAACTTACATAATTTAATACACTTCTCAGAAGATATTTCTTATGTGTACACTGTTGATTGTGAGTTATTTACTTATCTCCATCAGCAGAGGTTGGGTACATCCGCTAGTATTGATAGTTCATCTATGACCAGGATCATAGAAGCAGCTTCGATCAAACGTGTTAAAGACCAAATCACTGCTGAAACAATTAAAACCACTGATGGGTACTTTACCACCCACTTTGCTAGATCTAACAGTCCCACGCTAGCAGCTTCATGTCTTATTAAATATAAGCAAGATTTTCCAGCACTGGTTGAACCAACCATTGATACAGCAATTTATGCTGTTGGTACAGGTTGGATTAATACGAGTTACGACAACAAGATTGAGGTCGAGGTTGTCGATAATGGGAATTTAGAAGTTTTGTTAGCTAAGGATGTGACTTATGAGGATGGAAGAATCAGATTCCACACTAGTTTTGCTATAGGAACACCTCAGTGGTTCTATGGTGGAGCTCCAGCTGTTGGGTCAGATAAGGCGTCGATCAAATCCACGTTCAATTTACAGCAAGCGTTTCTAAGACTTTCCAATTCACGGAAGAACGAAGTTCTATATAGACTTAATGCTGACTACCTCTTGATGAAAATATTAGACTACCCAAGACCAGATCGGAATATCAGGCAGCGTGCTGCCAGGTATGGTGCTTTTGGTTCATGGGGGCTGAGTCATAACAAGTTCATTGAGTTTAGTAGATTGATGAATGACAATTCAACTAATGTCATAAAATTGGTGGATAGGATGTTTCGTACAATACTTGATGAACTGCTTGTTACAGGTATTGATCCAGCATACCTACATGAAATCAATAACCTGACAGAAGTACAGAAGAAATTTGATTTTGCACACCGTATCCATCCAAAACAAGCAGAGAGGTTATTAGCTCTTAGTGCTATGATCCAAGAACCTAGGAAGCTTGACCCTAGCACTGAAGTTAATGAAGGTAAAGTTAAATATGAAGTAGGAAAAGCAGGTAAGTTACCAAGGGTTTTCACATCTTTAGGACCTATGAAGGTACTTGAGCAACCTCTTGTGCCTGAGGCTCTTAAGAAGCTGATGAGTGAAGAAGTTGAGATACAAGTTCACAATTGTAAAGACCTCTGTGTAGATGAGTTACACATTAAGTTCTTTGCACAACCATCCCAAGATGAGATGGATGAATGGGCACGACAAGTGTGGAACCAAGAAGGATATGTCAGACCAGAGGGTCAAGAGGGTATGGAACACCATGTGTACCTTAATTACCATAGTGATGACTCACATATGTC